ATTAATAAGTTCTTTAAAATTATGGGAAGGCACAGAACGGAAAACTTTAGGTAGCTCCTAAATGATTATTCCAATTATGTGTAGATGCGTTGCTGAAAAATTCCTGAGCAAAAGGGAATAAGGCACTAAGCTAGAACGATGGTTCACTGATATCTCAAATGAGAAATTCAGAATTGGTTAATCACCAAAGCATTAGGTTTAACGCATTAAAATCTAACAGAGATTTTGCAAAGACTTCCAGGTAAGCATACCGCTGAACCCTGGTTGATGACTGAACAACGCAAAGAGTATGTGGCGTAAGGTACACTTGAAGATTATGATAATCAATTACGATGATTAAGCCTCGGCCGGTTTAATTAAGTAATAGGACGGCAGTCCAAAGAGTGGTAGTCTATTATAAAGCAGCTTTCGTTAATAAAGGTATTCTCAAATCCTTTCGCATCGTCTTCCCTTTTTTTATTACAATCTAAACCTAATGTCAAAAGTAAAAACAATTACACTAAACGGTAAAGTTTCAGAGTATGATGTTAAATACACTAAAGCGTATGTGGCAAAAATCATCTCAGCACAATCAGACTTATACCAAGAATTAATTCCGGAATCACTACCATACAATGCAGTAAAAGAAATCTATGTAGATGGGCATTTAACTGCTGAGTTGGTAGGCACTAGTTTATTATATGTTAAGGAAAAACCTAAACATGATCCTTATGTAGATCGCCATGAACCACCAAATGCAGGTATGGGTAGATATAAAGGTCATACAGTTCCAGAAGAGTTTGATGAGGATCATGCATTAGATATGGTAATGAATAATATGTTAGAAGATTTTACTGAGGAAGAAATAGAAGAGCTGAATAACATAGTCGTAAATACAAACCGTGAAAAGCTAGGTATATACTTACAGAGCGTTACTGCATCGCCACCTTATTGGGTAACTGATACTACGGCAGGCGATATAGATGTAACTTACACTAATTAAATATATAAACAAATAACTTAGTTATGCTAAACATATATTACAAAGAAGGAGATTGGTATACTAAAATTACCTCATTATTAGAACCAGGTACATATGCCTTATTTAATGAATCTAATTATGACCAGGCACCGGCTAAAAACGAATGGGTTATTGCCTTAGAATCTGGCGATGACCGATTATCTATAATGGACACAGAATTAAAGGAGTCTATTATACATACATTTTTTAAAGGATGTAATAACCTAAATGGTGTGAGTGTGGGTGAAGGTTTAATCGTTGGCTGCTGTTCATTAATTAGACCCGGGAGTGTTATAGGTGACCAAGTTTATATTGGGGCCGGGACTATTATTGATAACAATTGTAATATAGGTGATGGAGTAACCATTGGAGATAACGTAACTATTAATGAAGGTGTAACAATTCCTACCAATACTATTATACCATCAGGCTCGGTTGTTCAAATTGATAATGATTAAAATAAAATAATTATATTATGCTAAACGTATTTGTAAGTATTGCTACTGGTAATAATGCATGGGAGAGAAAAATAACTTCCTTATTAGATCCTAGCGAGTATACTGAATATAATGAAACTAATTATCAAACTGCACCTACTAACGATTGGATTATTGCAGTAGAAAACGGAGATAGTAGAATTTCTATTGCAAACAATGAATTAAGTGGATTAACTTTTGCCACTCTTTTTGAAGGTGATAACAATTTAAATGATGTGACGGTTGGTTCAGGCTTAACTGTAGGTCCTAGTACATTAATTAGACCAGGTGTCACTTTAGGCAATCAGGTTTATATTGGTTCAAACTGCGTTATTGATTTAGATGCAGAAATTGGTAATGGTGTAACTATAGAAGATAACTGTACTATCATGGAAGGTTCTATTTTACCGGACAATTATTATTTACAATCAGGTACATTAGTATATAAAGGAAGGGTATATTTACCTACTCTTGGGGCAACGGTGTAATATCTGAAACAAATTTACATGACTTCAAACCTTAGGATTTAAACCCTAGGGTTTTTTTGTGCTTAAACAATTTATCATTTAGGTATATAATAATAAATAAGGATTTAACTTTATTTTGTAAAAACAAACAACAAATGGAAATATTTTATTATACTTTAGGTGTATTATCGGTTCTTATTACTTTAGGGATTTTTGGTATGGTTAAGGTTTGGCGTAGAATTTCAGAAATTGAAATTTTTAAAGATGACATCGAAGATTACATTGGCGATACTGCTGATGATTTTTCTGATGAGTTAGAAAAATTGCATTCCCACTGTGAGGATGAAATTGAGAGACTTGATAATGAATTCAGGCAAGAATCTAATGAGCTCGGTAAAATGATTGATTCAAGATTTGACAAATATGATAATCATATTAATAAAAGATTAGAACAATTGGAAGGTACTATTGCTAGGTTAATAGTAAATGAAAATAGGTAAGCAATTACCCTGTGCTGTGGTGTAATTGGCAACACGTCGGTTTTTGGTACCGAAGAGTCGGGGTTCGATCCCCTGCGGCACAACAAAATATATAAGGCATGATAATAATTAAAAAGAACGAAAGGGATTCTATAGATAAGATGCTTAAAAGATATAAGCAAAAGCTAAAGAAAACTAAACAAGTTAGAAAGATTAAGGAAGGTAAAGAATTTGTAAAACCTTCAGTAAAGAAAAGGGCCCAAAAGATTAAAGCCACCTATATACAAAGTCTTAGAGATAAAGAACAAAAAGATCTGTAGTATTCTTTCAGATTTATTGTTTTCTTGTTATATTTAAATTATAAAAATAAATAAATATGAGCAATAGAAAGAAAACAGTAATCTTTGATTTGGATGGAACACTTGCACTAATCGATGATAGGCGAGCAATCTCCACAAAAGATAACGGTAATATGGATTGGGATAAATTCTTTGATCCTGCAAACATTAAATTAGACAAGCCTAATTGGCCAGTAATACTCATGGCCCAAACTCTCAAAAATGCTGGTCATAGAATTGTAATTTTTAGTGGAAGATCTAAAGCTACTAAAGACGCAACGAAAGATTGGTTAAACGATCTTGATATTCCATTTGACATTTTAAAGATGCGACCAACTGGTGGTGGTTTTAAATGGATGAAAGATGATGTGTTAAAAAAGAAATGGCTTGACGATTTATTTCCAAACACTGATGATATACTATGTGTATTTGACGATAGAGATAAGGTAGTTCAGATGTGGAGAAATAATGGAATCAGCTGTTTCCAAGTAGCTGACGGTAACTTTTAAAAATAAACCTATGACAAATAAACTACACAGAGGAAATGGATATATCGGCGGCGTATGCCAAGGGTTAGGAAATTGGTCAGGATTGCCTTCTATTTTATGGAGGGTTGGATTTCTATTTTTTATACCTGCAGCATTCTGGGTATACATAGTACTATGGATGTTTTTATCTAAAGAATTATGAAAAGATTTTTAACCGAATTAGAATCAATAGATATTTTTCTAATTATAGCATTAGGGTATTTTTCTTTAATGTTATTTTGTTTAACTTAAATTTAATATATGTTTTTTAAATACGATAAGAATTTATTACTCTACAACAAAATATGCATTAGAACATGGGTTCTATATTGCTTAGGAATTTTAATGGCGGTTTCCTTAGTTGGTTTTTTATTTGGTAGAAACACTGCAAAGGAAGTAATCATTGAAAATTTACAAGAAGGTGAAACACAGATTTTTATTGCTGAAGTAGATACCTTTTCACAAACTAAGTTAGTGTCAATGTTAACAGATCTTAATGTAGATTACCCACATATAGTCATGGCACAATCTATATTAGAAACTGGGCATTGGAAAAGTGATATCTTTCTAGAGAATCATAACCTCTTCGGTATGAAACAGGCCAGGCGTAGAATTACAACAGCAGAAGGCACAAATAGAAACCATGCATATTATAATCATTGGAGAGAATCAGTATATGACTATGCATTTTACCAATGTAGGTACTTAAGTAAGTTAGATTCAGAAGATGAATACTTTGAATATTTAGGAGCGAGTTACGCAGAAGCAAAAAACTATGTTAAGATGCTTAAACAAGTAATTAAGAAAAATGACCTTGAAAAATTATTTAAATAAATTATGATAGCTGTATTTGACGATTTTATAAAAGACCAAACTTTATTAGATAAAATAAAAAATGACAAAACATTTTTTGATGACCCAGGAGTATATAAGTATTGGAAGGGTTGGTGGGATAAAGAGCCATGTAATATTAAACAAGAATTAGCAAATTACATCTTCAATGAAAAACTTCCTTTAAGAATAAATCTAGAATTAGATGGTTTTGAATATTGGACTGGTATACAAGAAGCTACAGGCAACCATGAAGATGATGTAGTTTTTAAAGATAATTTAGAAATGCATTTTGACGATGATGTTGCTTATCGAAAAGAAAACAAAGATTATGATGGTATACCTCTTAAGCCGGTTTTAGGTTGTGTATATTACCCAGAGGGATTTGAATTTACTGGTGGTGATCTTTTGATTTATACTGATGGCGAAGATAAATCACCAGAGGTAATAAAAACTAAACCTAACCGATTAGTAATATTTAATCCTGGTGATGTCGCACACTGTGTGTCACCTGTAACTGAAGGGAGAAGAGGCGCTATTGCAATTAACCTTTGGGCTGAAGAACCCTGGTCAGTTGCTAATGGGTTCATTGAATTACAATAAAAGCTATAAGACTAAAAAGCCACTCATAGAGTGGTCTTTTTTAGTTTGTATGTAAATAGAAATTATCTCTCCATTCTAATTGCTATCCTCATTAAGTTACCTAATGCATTACCTAAGATTCTCATATCTCTAGGGGATATCTTTTTATATAGCTTATGATCTTTTATAGCTGGATCAATCTTATTGTAATTTGTAATAGTATCACCTTTTTCAAATCCTACAAGATCTTGTAAATCCAAAAAGATTTTCATTCCATCTTTACTTAAACCATCTGTGGTTCTTCCTTCATTTAAATTGAAGTCTTCGAATAGTGGTATATGTTTTTTCATTTTAAATTATTTATTTTTGTTTACTTTTAGTTACATTTGATGTTTTCCAATGTTCACTATCACCTTCACCGCGAGTAGGGTGTACATTATTAAAACCTTGATATTCTGGAGTACCAAATGCATTAGTTTCAGTTCCAGCCATTTCATCCCAGTAATTTTTAAAATCTTTTACTGTTCCTTTATAGTGGCGGATTTTACTTAAGTCTGCCCTTTCTTGGTTATTTTCCATTATCTGTTTAATGTTTTTAGTAATTCATCCATGTCAATCGTAAATGCATAACCTGCCCCTTTATAAGTATTATCAACACTTACAGTAATAAACTGTCTATACTTTTTTAATTGATCATTTAACATATCTTCTATATCTTTAGCAATTGCAGTTTTAGAAAATCCTGATTTTATTTCTTTATCTAATTCTTTACCGCTTGCTGCCATTGCTACAATATAACCTGACATAGGCATGTGTGATAGTCTATATTTAACAGCAGTATCAGCTGTTGCTACCATAAAGTTTTTTTCATTTAAGAATTCATCAAACTTACCTATCATTACTTTCCATTCTTTTGTTTAAGTTGGTGAATTGCGGTTTGTACCTTTAACCCTTCAAGGTCAATTTTATCCATTTTGATTTTTAGTTCATATAACTCAACGGCATAATTATCACCACGCTCTTGTGCAGCCCTATACCTTTGGATGTTTTCTTTTTCTCTATCCTTTAATCTTCTCGCTGCTTCATTAGGATTAAATTCATAATCAGAAGCTTCATTTAAATAGTTTTCAAATTTAGGTATCATATTATACTTTATAGTTTTTAAGGAGGTCCTTTAATTCTACAATATCAGCAGGATTTAATTGAACGTAATTTCTTCCTATGTTTATTTGCATACATTTTCTACCTAGGCCAAAATCTTCAATATCCTTAGGTCCGACAAAGGTAGTTATCTGTGCATTAGCATCGCCTTTAATACCGGCTTGATTCCAAGAACTAATATCAGTTCCTTCATTAAGAGTAGATTCAGACATAGCAGAATAGCTTTCGCATGCTTCGTCTATCTTATCATTAATATGTTTCTTAGCCTCTTTAATGTATGCTTCTGCGGTATGCTCAGCATTATCATTTGATTCGTAACTGTTAGCTTGTTCAGCTACATGGTTTGAGCATTGTTCAACTGGCCCAACTATTGCATCCATGTTATATCCTGTTTCGGTGTTGTTAACTCCACCAAGAGAAAATTGAGCTGCATTATTTGCGGCAAAGCCAGCAGGGACAAAATCTTCAAATAAAGGTACCTTTTTCATAATATTGTTATTTTGATTATATATTCATAAAACTAAGTCGCATTTTTGCATATAAAAATAAACAACTTATTATGTCAGAATTTTTAAGAACAGGTATGGGTCGTAAATTATTGGAAAAAGACATTCCAAAACTAACATCGGTACTAGAGAGAATTGCTAATCAACTAGAAATAGCAAACAAATTAGATGAAAAGAAATTTGCACTAGAAGAAAAGCTACATAGAATTGCAATAAAAGAAGCAAACCAGAATGGCAGATAAAGACATTACATATAAACAATTTATTGCTCACATGGATAAAGGCAATAAAGTTTATATGAAAAAACCTAGATCATGGCAAAAGGTCTGGTTTTGGTGGGAATCAAAACGAGAAAAATGGTTTCTTAATAAAGCATACGATAAGAGAGAAGACGGTAAGGTAATTATTGAACCTTCAGTATGGATAACAGCAAAGCAAATGGAACATCACATGGATCACATGGTTAGAATGGGTTATAAATATTATATAAATGAATAAGTTAATTTTAGCATTTTTATTGTTCTTCTTAGGACAATCGGCAATATGGTTTCAAACAAACGGTCAATTTGTATGGCCTTGGTTTAAAAAGAATCCTTTTATAGTATCCCTAACATTCGGAACTGTAATAAGTTATATTTTAATTTATGGTACGCGCTTTATAGTGGAGTATTATGATGGTCTTTTGTGGCCAGGTAGATTTATTGCATTCGGATCAGGTATTATTTCATTTACTTTTTTAACTTGGTATTTTCTAGATGAAGGAATTACTACAAAAACAATAGTATCATTATGCCTAGCTTGTAGTCTTATAGGTATACAGTTATTTTGGAAATGAAAGATCCCTACAACATACTAGGTGTAGATAAAAACTCTACTGACGTTGAGATTAAAAAGGCTTATAGAAAATTAGCAAAAGAATACCATCCAGATAAATCTTCAGGTAACGAGGAAAGATTTAAAGAAATAGCTGATGCATATGAAACTCTAGGTGATCCTAATAAGAAGGCACAATACGATCAAAGAGGTAGCAATCCATTTGGTGGATCTATGGATGATATCTTTGAAGATTTTATAAGGAATGGTGGAGGTGGCTTTGGTAATCCTAGCTTTGGTGGATTTAGTGGAAGACATGGCTTTAGTACAAAGGGTGGAAATATAACTGCACAAGTTTACATAACATTAGAGCAAGCTTATTATGGATGCAGTAAAGAAATTAGAGTTGGGACAAAAGTTGTTAGTGTAGACATTAAAGCTGGAGTAAAGCCTGGTCAGAGAATGAGACTTAAAGGACTAGGGCAGAGAGGAATGACAGAAGATCAAAACGGAGATCTTGTATTAACAGTACTTATACAAGATGATCCTAATTTTTATTTAGACCAAAAAGGGTTGCATACGATAAAGCATATAGATTTATATGATGCATTATTAGGCGGTAAGGGTGAGGCGACGGTATTTGATAAAACTATAACTTACACTATACCGAAATGTGTTAAGAATGGTACTATGCTAAGAATAAAAGGTAAAGGGTTTCCTGCTTATAACAATCCAAGTATGTATGGAGATTTTTTTATAAATATATTAGTTAACTTGCCAAGTGAATTAAGTGATGAACAAGAATTACTAATTAAGAAAATGAAAGACTTAGAAAATGGAATTTGATAATGATGAATTTATGAGGTCATTACTAGACCAATTAGAAAATACTAGTTGGGATCAATATATGAACCTATGTTATAACACAATAATAATGTTTCCTGATCAAGTACTTCACTATGATGAGAAAACAGCAAAGCATAAAATTAAAAGCTTAAGTAAGATAATGCTACACTTTGAAGAAAAAGAAGATTTTGAAAAATGTGCAAAGTTAAAATCTATACAGGACAGAATAAAAAATTGTTAATAACTTTTAGAAAAAAGTCCTAGAAAAATTTTCAATTCCCAATTAAATTGATTATATTTATAATATAATTAAATAAACGGAATATGACTGAATACACAAACCTTACTTATCTACAATCCTTCTTGGATGAAATGCGCTCTTCCTCATCAGGGAATCATAAAATTGCAACTCTTAAAAAGTATGCTGATAACTCTGTTGAAAATTCTGATAGAGAATTCTTACAGAAAGTTTTCTTCTATACTTACAATCCTTATTTCAAATATAATGTAACTCCTAGGAATTGCAAAAAGAATTCAGATTTACTAGGTCACCCAAATACATACGGTAGTATCTTTACCTTATTGGATGATTTAAGAAATAGGGTATGTACCGGTCATACGGCAATTGCAAATGTAAATAGATTCGTCCTAGAGAATAAGCAATGGGAAGATATTATTTACTATATGCTAAACCGAGACCTTAATATGGGATGTGGTACTACTTCTATTAATAAGGCAATCCACCCAGATTTAATTCCAACCTTTAAGGTCGCTTTAGCAAATGCATATAATCCTAAGAGAGTGGATTTTCAAAGTGGAGAATGGTACGGATCCAGAAAATTGGATGGTGTAAGATGTATCTGTAGAAAAGAAATGAATACTGTAACATTCTTTTCAAGGAACGGTAAAGAATTTACAACCTTAGGTAATTTAGAAAATGAAATTTCTAAAATAGGTGGAGACTTTATTTTAGATGGAGAAATCTGTATGGTAGATAAAGATGGTAATGAAGACTTCCAAGGAATTATGAAACAAATCAGAAAGAAGGACCATCAAATTGAAAATCCTAAATTCTTTGTATTTGATTATTTAACTTTAGATGAATTTGATAATAAGACTGGAACTACACCGCTTACTGAAAGACTTAAGAATGGTTATGATATTTTACCAGAAGGAATTAACTCTTCTATGTTAGAATTCTTACCACAGGATCAACTAACCACAGAGGAACAATTTACTGAGATGGCAAAAGAAGCCGAAGATGCTGGATTTGAAGGAATCATGGTTAGAAAGAATATCGGCTATGAAGGTAAAAGAAGCCATAATCTTCTAAAGGTTAAAAAATTCCATGATGCTGAATATACAATCCTAGAATGTATGAACGGTACAATGCGATGGACAGAAAATGGAAAACAAGTTGAAAAGGAGGGTTTAAGTAATATTATTATTGAACATAAAGGTAACCGTGTAAGTGTAGGATCTGGATTTTCTAAAGAACAAAGAGAACACTACCTCAACAATCATAATGAACTAATCGGTAAAACTGTAACTGTTCAATATTTTGAAGAAAGCCAAAATCAAAACGGTGGATATTCATTAAGGTTTCCGGTAGTAAAACATATATATGAGAATGGGAGAAATTGTTAATGTACCCGTTCCATATCTCACCTGTAGTAAAGTAAAAGAAATTAACTGATATATATTGTATGGATTTATTTGAGAAGTATAGAAAGTGGGGGAAAGATATAACTGTCTTTGATGTTGATGATACTTTAATTGTAACCAAAAGTAAAATTAAAGTTTTTAATCCAAAAACAGGATATGAAATTGATCTTACTCCACAGGAATTTAATACATTTAAAACCAAGCCGCATGATGAGTTTGATTTTAATGACTTTAGAGATTTAGAAATTCTTAAGGCTGGTAAAATAATTGACTGGGTTTTCAAAATACTTAAAAGAACAATTGCAAAAGGTACTGCAGTTGGAATTATTACTGCGAGAGATGACTCAAAACTTATTTATGATTTTCTAATGCATAACGGTGTAGATGTTAATCCTGATTTTATATTCGCAATCAATGATCCTAACTTAGGATTCACTGGCTCTACTGCACAAAAGAAAAAGGATGCCTTTATGAAATTTGTTCAAATGGGATTTAGAAATTTTAAATTCTTTGATGACGATAAAGAAAACATAAGAATTGCAAACAGTCTTAACAAAGATTTGTCTGAGGTAAAAATGAAAGCTACTTTAATTAAACAAAAATGGATCCCAAACTTCAGCGACTTCAAATAAAACTAAAAGCATTCACTAATATTTTATTAAGTATTAGAGATCTTTCAAATTCTTCTACTACTAAGGTTGGGTGTATGGCTTTAAAAAAGGATTTTAGTAAAATAGCAAGTTTTGGTTATAATGGTTCTTACAGCGGAGCTGAAACTAATAATGATACTGGAACTGAAGAAGATTCTTTAACACCAGGAGAAAGTGGCTTTATTCATGCTGAGGTAAATATGATTGCCAAGTTCCAAGAATACGATCCACAAAATTACATAATACTTCTAACTCTATCACCTTGTAAAATGTGTACTAAAATTTTAGTTAATGCTGGTTTTAAGCATGTTTATTGGATACAAGACTACAGAGATACTGAACATCTTCAGATTTTTAATGAATGTAATGTGACACACGGTAAAATTTCTAACCTATTAAATGACTACCACACAATAAAGAGCTGAATATATACAAAAAATAGTATAACCTCTTGGTCGTCGAAGCTCTAACATTTAAACTATCCCTTGACTTTTTTACTTATCTTAAAAAGTATAAAATAGATGTGACTAAAATCCGAATAGGATTTTATGATCAGGCTGCAGGTAAATCAGAGTACACTGATTTTAATAGTGTTGCTGAAATGGAATTATTTTATCAAACTAATTATGTACCATTTGATCCATGCTATGTAGGCGACTTAGCAAGTATACAATTGTTTTTAGGAGGTAGTTCTTTATATGAATTTGTTACAGAGTACAGGGCATCAGATCTAACTGGTGACTTTAAATTAACTTCGGGGTCTTCTTTTGATATACAAAGAAATGCACAAAGGTCAGTGTTAGTTAATAGACAAATAGAATTCATAAATAAATCAGTCAATGATTATAAAGGTTATTGGAGTGAGATTAATAGGATATATACTTCAGGGATTTATTCACCGTGTTATGCTATACCTGGATGGTCTGAAGGAACATGGTATCTAAACCAACTAAGAGAAGCTTTTATTGCACAACGTGACACATCTGAATTTCCGTATGATGATGTTAACATTATTAATGAACCTCCTGAATAAATAAAAAAAGACTAGTATAAATGGCATTCAATCTGACAGAATACATCATCTATAGAAATGAAGTTAAAAGAGAACTTTTTAATGGTGAGGTAGATGAAAACTTTAAAGCGGTAGCTAACCCTTGGGTAGACAATAGAACATATAACACAGGGCATATCATATATCACCCAGTAGAAGTAACTGATCCTACCGGAAGTACTAGTATAGTAACAGAAACTTTAGTTTGGTGGAGAGCAAATAAAAGAACTACACAAGGTACATTTGTAACTAGTGAATGGGATGTCATTGGTGGTATTGGAACCGGAGATGTTACAGTAGGAGCATCAAATAGTTATGGTAAGATTATTGTTAATTATACTGGAGTCACACCTAGCCTAGGAGCTGCTAATGATGTATTATTAAATTCTACAATAGCAAATGATACCTTTAGATTAATTGCAGGAGATGGCGTCCAATTACAATATGATACCACAGTTAATGCCGTTAAACTTATTAATACATCTGCCGGTGGAGAAATAAACCAAGGTACTAATATAGGTATAGGTGGACAAAACGTTTTTGGTGGAATGAATGGAACTACTTTAGAGTTTAGAGGTTTTAGTTCATCCAATTCAGATGTAGCATTAGGTAATGCCTTAAGTGTTGCTACTGACACTGCTAATAAGAATATTAATTATAACTTTGATTCAGGAAATGTTGATTTAGCAACACTGAATAGTGGGGCACCAACATTGGATATGTTATCTGACGTTTCATCCGGTAGTGCTTCATCATCTGACATATTACAATATAATGGTACTATTTGGCAATCAATAGCACCTTCATCTGCAGGTCTATCTGGAGCACAAGGTACAACTGGAACACAAGGCTTACAAGGAACTCAAGGAAATGACGGATTTGGTTTACAAGGTGTCCAAGGTGTTCAAGGTTTATTAGGAACACAAGGTGTTCAAGGAAATGACGGATTTGGTTTACAAGGTGTCCAAGGTGTTCAAGGTTTATTAGGAACACAAGGAATTTCTGGGCAATTTGGAATTCAAGGAACCCAAGGTTTCGGTGTTCAAGGTACTACAGGTTCTGGTGCACAGGGAGCCCAAGGTACACAAGGCTTAGGTGGTACACAAGGTACTTCTGGTACTGATGGTGGGTTTGGTGGAGCAACATTTGATTATGAATTTAATACATCTACCTCGGTTCAGAATCCAGGATTTAGTTATGTTGCTGTAAATAATGCAACTCAGAATACTGCTACTATTATGTCAATACATGACTTTGGTGTAACTGGTATCGATATATCAAACTTTTTATTAACTATTGCATCTAACCCGGCTATTATAAAAGGACACGTTAGAATATCAGCTAAAGCAGATCCTAGCGAATTTATTCTTTGGCAAATTGACGGATTACAAGATCAAACTGATTGGTGGGAATTAGACGTACAGCCAGTTGCTTCTACCGAAAATTCACCGTTCACTATGGACGAGGATGTTTTAGTATCGTTTGTAGTTACCGGTCAAGCAGGAACTCAAGGTGCAACAGGATTAGGTTTACAAGGAACTCAAGGAACACAAGGTACCACCGGTATTGGAACTCAAGGAACACAAGGAATACAAGGATTAGGTTCACAAGGAACACAAGGTATAACAGGATTAGGTTTACAAGGAACTACAGGTTTACAAGGAACACAAGGCTTACAAGGAACTATTGGTTTACAAGGAACTACAGGTTTACAAGGAACACAAGGCTTACAAGGAACTATTGGTTTACAAGGTACTACCGGTATTGGGACACAAGGAACAACAGGATTAGGTTTACAAGGAACTACAGGTTTACAAGGTACTACTGGTACTGGGACGCAAGGAACACAAGGTACTACTGGTCAACCTGGTGTGATAAGTGGATCTATTGCATACGGTGAAATGTATGAATTAAGTTCTACCCCAATAGCAGGATGGAATAATGTTTTTAATGGCTGGGATACTTCAGCAGTAGGTGAAATAAGCCAAATGTCATATGTCTCGTCTGGTGGAGGTGCACAGGGTGATACTTTAGTTATTGATGCAGGTGAAGGCGGAGTTTATAAAATGAGTGGTATCTATACTATTACATCTGGTGCTAATCGTGAAATAACAGTAGGAGTATTTAAGAATGGTGTTATTATTGCACAAACAGAAACAAGTAGAGCGTTTGCTAATAATACAAGTGGATCTTTTTCAATAAACGGTTTAGAAACATTTGCCGCTGGTGATGTGATAGATGTTAGATTTAAAACTGATAATGTATCTACATCTACTATAACAATGAATAATGTATCTTTTTCATTAACTAAAGTTGTCGGTAATGGTTTACAAGGAACTCAAGGTTTACAAGGTTTACAAGGAAATGACGGATTAGGTTTACAAGGAACCCAAGGTTTACAAGGTTTACAAGGAACTACAGGATTACAAGGTTTACAAGGAACTCAAGGTTTACAAGGTTTACAAGGAACTACAGGATTACAAGGTTTACAAGGTTTACAAGGAACTACAGGTTTACAAGGAACTACAGGAACACAAGGTTTACAAGGAACTCAAGGAACACAAGGTTTACAAGGAACTACAGGATTACAAGGTTTACAAGGAACTCAAGGTTTACAAGGTTTACAAGGAACTACAGGATTACAAGGAACTACAGGATTACAAGGAACACAAGGAACCGATGGTTTACAAGGAACACAAGGTTTACAAGGAACTCAAGGAACACAAGGTTTACAAGGAACTACAGGATTACAAGGGTTACAAGGTGTACAAGGTTTACAAGGTGTACAAGGTTTAGAAGGAACTTTTGACACAGGATTACCTGAAAAAATTGCAGAAAGTTCAATGTTTATAGGAGATGGGTTACCAACATTTAATCCATTGGATCAGACCAACTCTAACTTTATTATAGGGCATTCTTTTAGTACAGCTGCTAAGTCTGCTGGCTGGTCATCGTCAAATTGGACCGGTGCTAAAGGGCAGGATCCTGCGATAATTAAGTTTGGGGGGAATGCGTATAGCACGTATGATATTACTTCAATGGGTATTGTTTTACAAGAAGATATTAATATTGATGATGCCCTTGTACTTAGAGTTTCATTTGCGGCAAAGAATCTACAAACCGGTTTGAACTGGGCGCAGAACGGTTCAGTATGGGGCGCGGTATGGAGCTTACCATGTACAAGTGATACTGCTGGGGATAAAATACCTAAAGCATTAGATGATGCGAAAGAATCGTCCCTATTTAATATTTACGCATTAGGAACCAAGGAAAATGCAGTTGCTGATTTATGTTTTGATTTTGTCTTTAAATCTGGGGTAGCCGTTGATGCAATTACAGAAAGGTTAATTATTGGCTTTAGTGGTCTCCCAACTACTGCCAGTGATGATGGTACACCTGTATACGCAGAACTTAAATGTTCATGGGGAATATTCAAAGTTCCAAAGGAAGAGTAATCCGTAAACAAATTTCTTTTTCAGAGTATAATAACTATAAAGGGATAAAAGTATGGAAAGTATAGAACAAGAAAGACTACAGTGGATTAAAGGCGATAAGTTTGGTTCAGTTGAAACTATTAAAGGTACTGAAGGTGAATGGACTACTTTTGAAGGTGGTGGTAGGATAGCAACAAATTTACTTAGTGAATTTTTAGAACCGCTAAACGGTGAACCTTTAGATTTTAATCCGCCTACACCGGCATTAACAAAAGCAGCCGAGGTATATAAAGAAAAATTACCACCTAAAAAAGAAACCTCATCCCCAATAAGAACTCTTTTTGATAAACAGAAAAAGAATGATAAAGTAAAACTGAATCTTACCTTTCCGATAGAAGTTCCTAAAAAAGCCATATATGAAATTATAAGTTCTTCATTTGATAGTGAAGAAGTAAATGATGAATTAGAATCTTTTATTAAAAATCAAATATCAGAAGACTTAATTTTAGATAGCCTTTTTGATAGCATTAAAGAATTAATTAAGTCTAGGTATAAAATAGACTAAGCAATTTAAGGTATAATATATAATAAAATTAATCATATGACACAAGCACCAAATAGAAGACAGAGAAGATTAGCGATGAAGTACCAAGGACTTCTAAAAGCAAAAAGTAAATTACCATTCCATAAGTGGATGGAGGTGACCAGAGAAAATTTACAAAGAGGTAAAGAATTACATGCAGCTACTACTGATGCAGTTGAGAAAGGGATAGCTGAAAGACTAGAAAGTATTGAAGAAAGGCAAATAATAGCATGGAAAGAAGTTGGGTATAATGAAACTGAAATTAAAATGCTAAGAGAAGCCAATGCAATCTTAAGTGTAAAAGATAAAGAAACTTGGAAGGCTGATAAAAAGGAAGCTAGACAATTAATGAAAGATGCAAGAGAATCTTTAAATAAGAGACTTAATGATTAAGATTGTTTTAGAACCTGCAAGAAATGGTGTAATCAAAAGAGTGATTGATGATAATCATGGAGGTGGTAAAGAGCAGTGGACTTCAACAGATGTATTTGAATCCAATGATGACCATAGAAATAAATTTGAATATATTATGAAATTCTTTTGGGAGCTTTGTGAAGATCTCGGATTAGAGTGCGGTAATAAATTTGAAAAAGATGTACTAAAAATTGGAAAGGAATGGGGTACACACTATGAACCTAATAAGAAGGAAATAGAAAGCAAAATAAAAGAGCTCCAGGCAGAGATCGATTTATTAACTGAATGGAAACAAACATAGAATTTAATTTCATATATTCTAAAGATGCGGTAAGAGTAAAGGCATTCTTAGGGAACGTGCCTAGAAATATTGAATGTATTAATTACATGGATATTTTTAACAAGTTAACTAAAAATGACTTTTATCAATTTGAGCCGTCTGATGCTGTAGTATCGTCTTATCTCATGAAACAGCTCCAAACCATTTTGGACAGAAGTACAACAACATCTATATTCTATGTATTAGGTAATTTAAATGAACCTACGGTTGAAGGAATTAAAAAATATGTAGAATCCTTATCCGATAAAGAATTTCAATATAACATATATCATTCTCCTGACATTAATGTAAACGGTACTGCTAGACTATTTGAAAACGTTGTAGAGTTTGAATGAAAGCACACAGAATATTTACTAAAGGACAAACCGTATATTGCCTACTATCATCTTTTAGTAGGCCTAATGTTTTATTGCCAGTAAAAGGGCTTATTGTAGATACGCAATGGGATCCTATTAACCCTCTTTACCAAATTCGTATTATTAAAATGTATGATAATATGAAATATCTTAAGTCTCATTTTTTTGATATGAACTTTAAGTATGAATTTAATAATAGAGCTAGAAAAATGCCTATTAAAAA